TGTCTGTTGCTGAAATAGAAAGTGTTTCGTTTCCACCATCATTATTTTCAGTAAATGTAACATTTGAACCTGCTACTAATTTTCCATTTAAAAAACCTGCTGTTGTATCATTTGCTGAAACTAAAGTCTTAACATCTGTGTCTGCTGTAATTTGTTGCCAAGATGAACCATTATAATATTTAAGAGCATTGTCTGTTGAATTATAAAATAAATCACCTTCGTCTAAAGATGTTGTAGGGTCTGTTGCACCAATTCTGTAAGTGTTAGCAAAACTATTTATTGAAGGTATATTTGTAGCAACAGTATTAATATTAGCTGAATTTGAATTAACTGCATTAATATTAGTCTCATTATTATTTACAGCAGTTATAATTGCTGAATTATTATTAACAGCAGTTACATCACCTGCAATATTATTTACTCCAGTAATATCTGTTCTGATATTATTTAGGTTTGTAATTTCTGTACCTAATGCACCTAATGTTCCAATTTCTGTTGCAACAGCACTTACTGCTGAAACATTATTAGTAGGTGAAATTTGTCCTGCAACTAAATTTACATTAGCTGAATTAGTATCAACATTAGTAACATTAGTTCTAATATTATAGACACCTTGAATTTCTGTATTTAGACCTGCAAGTGTACTTAATCCATTTGTAGTAACTGTACCATCTTCTAGGTCAGCTAAAGTTTGAATATCTGTTTCGTTGTTAGCAACTGTAGTAACATCTGCATTAATAGTTCCAACAGTATTTACATTAACTATATTATTAGCAACTACTTCTATTTCAGAAGTTGCTTCGTTTAAATCATTTGCAACAGTTTCTACTTCAGAGATAGCTTCGTTTAAATCATCAGCTACTTTAATTACATCATTGATGTTAGTAGCTACTGTAGTAATTGATGGCATGTTGGTTGCCACTGTGCCAATATCTGTAGCATCATTTGCAACTGCTGTAACATCAGAAGCAATATTAGCTACATCTGTTACATCTGAACTAATACCTGCAACTGTTGTGATGTTAGGTATGTTAGTTGATATAAATTGTTTGTTAACAGCATCAGTATTATCTACTGGGTCTGCAACATTTTTTAATCTTTTACTTTGAGTGTCCCATTGAAAATCTGCGTTATCTAGTGTAATTACGTCACCTGCTTTATCAATAGCTTCTTGAGACATAAAGAACGCTTGGTCACTATCTGTATCTAGGTCATTTTCAGTTAATACTGAACCTGATACGTAGTCTACTAATTTTGTATTTTGGCTTGTAGTTCTTCTTATTTCAATCGCAGCATTATTAGCCGGCGCTGTAGTAAATGTAAGGTTAGTACCTGCGGCATCCAAAGTATAAGCTGTAACGTTTACACCTGCTACTGTAGCTGATAAATCAGCTGTATCTCTGTAACTAAAAGGTATAGCGTATGTAGTAGTTGTACCGTTTCCGGTATATCTTACGAATGAATTTGCCATAATTTGTGTTTATCTCTTCTAAAAGGGGTACTTTATCTATTCACCCATTAATTCCATAAATTCAATAGTTTCTGCGCTACGTTTAAGTGCACTAGCTGTAGTAATTTTACCATTAATATCAATTAAAGCGTGACTTTTTACCCACTCTCTAGCTTCTCTTTCAAATTCTCTTATTCGTTGAAGAAGGTAATCATCACCAATATATTTACCGCCTAGTAATTTATTAGAAGCATATCTTTTATTAAACTCAGAATTAGGATTTTCTAACTCATATTGATATGTTTCATTTAAAGTTCTTCCTGCTATTTTAATTTGACCTTTAACTTGACGCATTGCTTCATACATAGTAATACCTTCTGGAAATTTAATTGTTTCTCCAGTGACCGGATGTTTGTATTGAATAGCTGTAGTTGTTTTCATATTCAAAGGTTTTTTAGTTCCAAGTTGAATAGTAAACTGAGGTCTTTCCCATTTAATATTAGAAGTTTCTAATTTTTCTCTAGCTTCCTGTGATAATACAATTTTATTTCCGTTACTATCTACCATATTATCACTCCAGTGTGAAGTAACAGGAAACATATCTTGTGCTTGACCCAATAATAATCCTCTAGGTTTTGCATATTCATTTCCTAAAGGGTCAGATTTTGGTGATAATGCATCTCCATAATTTAATGCATCTACTTTACCACCTAAGTATTTTTCGTTTATAATTTTAGCTAAACCATAAGGTGTTGATTGTTTTAAATGGTCTAAAGCTGTTACAAGTTCTGCTTCTCCGTCTGCAAATACTTTATTTGTCCATCTCCATGACGTAGCTAATGGAACATTTTTAGACGTAAATCTTCCAAAATATCTTTCTAATTTAGAAATGTTAGCAGCTCCTTCTTCATTAGTAGCTTCTGTTTCAGAAAATATTTCCGTTAATTTAAAGAAATCTTGTGTCATTAAATTACTAGCAAAAATGTTAGACCACAAAGAAAATGATGACCCTGCAATATGACGCATAAAATCCATGTATCTTTCTTGCTCTGCGCTGTGTAATGGGTCATTAAATATATCACTTGCTTCTTCTAAAGCATCTTGTATTGATGCTGTAACCATAAATGGAATTGATAAAGGAAAGAAACGAGAAAGCTGTGTATATTGTGTAACACCATTTTCATCTTGCCATTTATAAGCAAATCTATGTTTTCTATCTTTTTCTCTATATCCTGTTAAACTACCTTGTAATGTAAGGTAAGTTGCTAAACCATATACAGCTGCACCAACACCTTGAATAGATTGTGCTTTGTTTCTAACAATAGGGTCAGAAGCATTTTGCATAGCTCTAAATTCCATATTTAATTTATTAAGTATAGGTGTTGCTTGCCAACCATATTTAAATAAGTTAACAGGAGTTTTTACAAAGTGTAAACTTGTAAGTACTCTAAGTAATGGAGCTTTATTAACAGTCTTTAATAACCAATCACCAATATTAGCACCACTTTGTTTTTGGTCTGGAAAGAATTGGTTTGCATCTAACATTTCATTTTTAAGATTTTGTGTAAATGAACCACTTCTTGCAATATACGTAGGGTCGTTAGCTACTGATTTAGTTAAGTCGTCTAATGTAGATGCTTCTAGTTTATTAAATGTTTTTGTTTCTTTAAAATTACCAAATTCATCTTCATATTGATAATATAACTCAGACCATTTCTTTTCAAATGGTGTTTGCTCTACTTTAGTTTTTTCTAACTCAGCTAATTTTTTATTTAATTTTTCTATTTTTTTAATATTAGGTTTATCTTGTGCTGTTTCAAATCTAAGGTTTTCTTTAGTGTTTCTTATATTATCTTGTAAATCAACAATACTTGACTTATTAAATAGTTTTCTTTCTTTCCATAATTCAGGATAAAAAGCTCTCATTCTTTGATTAACATTAGCAACTCTTCCTGCTCTGTTAAAAATGTTTTTCATTAAAGTATCACCGGCACCTAGTAATCTTAAAGTAAGAAAAGATAATTTACCAAGCGGTGTAGCTGCTTTACCTGCAATTTGTTTTAAGACACTGTCAGAAGCTTTTAATTGTTCAAAGTATGTTTCCATGTTTCTTTGTTGTCTACCATCAAATCTATGTTCTAAACTATCACCAATACTTCTATTAGCTTTCCATGATAACTTAGCTTTTTTAAATGCTATTTGAAAAAATCTTGTTTGTGCAATTAATAAATCACCTGCCATTTTAATTTGATTTATACCTTGTCTTCTATTACCTTTTCCAAAACTAATTAAACCACCTGCAAACTGTTCTACAATTTGTGTTTGAAATTTAACTGCGGCAGACAATAAGTTAATTTCATGTGTAGTAGGGTCACCTAGTAAGTTTGCTGTTGTGTATTCATTGTAAGCTTCAAAGAAAGTAACATCTTTTTGTTTTAATTTTCTATTAATGTTTTTAATTACTTTATTCATTTTGTAATCATTTTTACTTATGTCAGCTAAATCATTAACAGCTTTTATTTTTTGTGCAGGTTTTAATTTTTTAATTTTAGCAATTAATAATGGTAATTCTTCTTTTAATGCTATATCTGTTTCTATTCTTAACTTGTCAGCTTCTGTCATTTCTACCATTAATTTTTGTTGGTTTAATGCATCAGAAACACCTTGTACTGTTTCTACATGGTTTTTAATTAATACAGATTTTTCATCTAAAGCTTCTATTAATTTATTTGTAACTGCAATTTTTTCATCCATGTCAACAGCATTGTCTGCTAATGTTCTAATTTCAGAAACTTCTTTACTTTTGTTTACTATGTTAACACGACCTGCATAAATAGTAGGTGCTAAGTCTGGTGATATTTTAGCAATTGTTTTTAATTCTTCATCTAGTTTTTCTGCATTTTCTTTACCTAATAATTTAGCAGCTTTTAATTGTATTTGTCTAAATAAAC